ATTTCTTTTGAATTTGATAACATGTTTTCATATGGCAAAGACAATAAAATTGACTTTACTAAAATAACTGATGTAACCGGCTTATTTGCTCCAAATACATCTGGTAAATCTTCTTTGTTAGATGCAATAACATATACAATATTTGATAAGTGTAGCAAAACAGGTAAAGCAAAAGAAGTGTTAAATAATAAAAGCACTACTTTTAAAGGAGTATTCAAGTTTCAAATAAATGATGTTATATATACAATTGAACGCGAAGGAATAACACTTAAATCAGGTCACGTAAAAGTTAATGTTAATTTTTATACAAATGCTGAAAATTTAAATGGTGAAGAACGAAGTGAAACAAATAAAAATATCAGAAAGTATTTAGGTACATATGATGACTTTATTTTAACTGCATTTTCATTGCAAGCAGATAGCAATAATTTTATTGACAAGTCTCAGCGAGAAAGAAAAGATTTATTATCGCAGTTTTTAGATATCACGGTATTTGAACAATTATATCAATTAGCGGCTGAAGATATCAAAGAAACATCTGGTAAACTCAAAGAATACAAAAAAACAGATTTTGCACAAATTATAACAGCTGCAGATCAAATAATTTCGGATAATAAAGATTTTATTGTAGAATGTGAATCTTCTGAATCATTACTAAATACAACACGAAATGATTATCATAATGAAATTTTAAGTTTAATTGAAACTAAACTTCCGACAACGTATGATGGCGTGGATATATCTATTCTCAAAGAACAGGAAGAAACATTAGTAGAATCAATTGAAACATTACAAACTGAATCAGATACTAAAGAAGAATGGATTGATCAGTTTAAGCAAACTATTAAAACAAATAAACAAAAATTAAAAACATATGATATTAAGTTATTAACTGAAAAAACAACTGAGTTAGAACAATTGCAACAAGATAAAGCTAAGTTGCAAAAACTAATAAATCAGGCAACTAGGGATAAAAATGAAAAACAACAAAAAATTAATCACTTATCCACACACGAATATGATCCTTCATGCAAATACTGTGTCTCTAACATATTCGTTCAAGATGCATTACAAGCACAAAATACAATTGATCAAGATATCAACTTATTAAAAACTCTTAAAGAACAACGAGAACAATTGGATATTAACATTGAAAATTGCGGAATACATGTTAACAGTTTACTAGAATATACTGAATTAAAATCTAAAATTGAAGACTTCGATCAGCCTAAATTAGAGCGAGAAGAATTACAACTTCAAATTATAGAAAGCGATTTACAAACAAAAGAATCAGAATTAGAAACAAATCAAGAACGACAAGAACAGTTTTATAAAAATGAAACTGCGATTGAAACAAATAAGTCAATTGATATTAATATAAATACAATTAAAAGTAATATTGAAACTATTAACGGACAGTTAAAAATAATATCTGATCAAATTAAATCTAAACATGGAGAAATTGAAGTTGCTAAAACTAAAAAGAAAAATGCATTAGAACAATTAGAAGCATATCGTAAATTAGAAACTGAATATAAAGCATATGAATATTATTTACAATCAGTTAAAAGAAACGGAGTTCCATATGATTTAGTTGCACAAGCACTTCCTAAAATTGAAACAGAAATTAACAATGTACTCAATCAAATAGTAGACTTTAATATTGTGTTGCATTCAGACGGTAAAAATATTAACGGTTATATTATTTATGACGAAGATAATATGTGGCCGTTAGAATTAACAAGCGGAATGGAACGTTTTGTTTCATCACTTGCTATTCGAATAGGCCTAATAAATGTATCAGCGTTACCACGTCCTAATTTTATTGCAATCGATGAAGGATGGGGAAGTTTAGATGCTGAACATATTTCTTCGGTTGTGAATCTGTTTGAATATTTAAGAACTAAATTTGATTTTTCTATTATTATTTCACACGTTGACTCTATGCGGGATATGGTTGATAATTTATTAGAAGTTAACAAGATAAATAATTTCAGCCAGATTATTCATGTATAATATTTATATAAAAGTGATATTATACACATGGAACGTAAAAAAGCAGTTTATCGAGGACTTATAAATACTCCGGTTTATATTGAAGACACGTCGGCAACATCTCCAGAATATTTTCAAATATCTGAATTTCCGGGACGATTAACTGCAGGTAAAAATTTAATTAAACTTCGAGGAAATCAATTAAATTTAGAGCCAGGAACTTCAGTTAATATTGAAGTTTTGGATTATAATAAAAATCCAATATACAATCAAGTTATTGATTATCTGGATGAAGATAAATCACGTGTTATTGCAATTTATGTTTACGAAGAAACATCTCCTGGAGATGCTACTATTACAATAACCGGAGTTGCAAAAAATGTTCCTACAGAATGGCAACGCAAAACTAACATAAAATGGACTAGAACAATTGCAGTAAACCCTACTGTAGTTAATACATCAGAAATTATATTTGAATCTGATCCAACTATTACAGTAACAGAACAAGTAGCTGTACAATTAGATCGTGTATATGATACTACACAATTTCCGCAACTAGTTGGATCTGGAACTAAAAAAGTTAAACTGTTAACTAACAATAAACAGCCAGTTGCTTTATTAACAGATACTAAATTTTCACAAGATATGGTTGGAGGAACATTAACGGTTAGTACTCCGATTAATCCGCAGCCTACTGCATTATATACTCCAGGTAATACAAGTTATACTACTACAATAAAAAAAGTATTGTCAGAAACATCTGCGTTATTAGATGATCAATTTATAGTATATAGCAGTCAAAGTTTAACACCGCACATATATACTACATTTGATGATAGTAATTTTACAATAGACTATGAAGCTACTCCAACATATGTAGTTACCGAAAATTCAGAATCAGTTGCTATATTAGAAATAAAAGATTTAGAACCAGCTACCGGAGATATCAGTCGAATAAAAGTTTATACGTCTGGTAAAGGTACAGTTGGCACCTGGGAACTTGCAAATGATATAGAGTTAGACGAAACAGAAATATTTGTTCAAGGAACAAGTTCGGTATTTCCTGATATATCAATTGGTTCATTTGTTACTCAAAGTGTTATTGATAGTTATTGGGAACCGCATACATATGTAGGCAAAACAGAAACCACTGCTCCTACATTAACATGGGATACTGCATCATTAAGCAATGCAATGGATATCATACAAGTAGTAGATATTACCGCAAAAAATGCAGTTAATATAGTTCAAGTAACTAGTTCATTTGCCGGAAATTTTGTAAAAGATTCTCAATACAAAGTTACTATAGATGCATTAGCAACAAGATCAGCTACTAGCTCAAATAGAAATCCGCATTTATTATTATACATGTCCGGGTCTGCATTTAATTATGACACTACAGATTATTATAATCAAGAATTACCAGTTAATTTAGGTAAACGAATTGGACGTTTAGAAATTAATTCATCTAACCAACGAATTGATGACTATGTATTTAATTTTACAGCAGATAAAACTGGAACTGCAGTATTAATATTTGTTATTGATGCCGGAGAATGGTTATTGTCTGATATTAGAACCACAACTGACAACGATCCTGGTTATACTCCAAATTATACACGAATACGAACTGAAATTCCTACTAAACATAAATCTGCAAATCAACTTGCATTTAAAATTGAATATTACAATCAAGCAGGTGTTAGAAGCAAAACTATCAATAATTTATACAATAAAAATTGGCAAGGTGGAAATCGTTATATCGATGGAGATTTTTCAATGCTCACAGGTTCATTGTATGTTGCTGATTCATTGAATAGTGGAGTTGCAATCAGTGGATTAGCTAATACCGGATTTGTTAGATCATTAGGATATGATGGATTCGAAACAGGGAATCCTGGATTTTTGCTTTGGAGCGGATCTGCATTACCCGGACAAAATACTAAAGGCGGTGTTCCATATAGTGGAGTAGGATTAGAATTATATTTAGATACTAGTAGCTATTTTCGATATTCAACCGCAGATGATGAATTGTATGTTGCAACTAAAAATTTCTTTTTAGGAGATCCCGATTCAATATACATAAGTGGATCTGGAGGAAATTTAGAAATTTCTTCAAGCGGATTCTTTTTAAACTCAGCTGGAGATGTAACAGCATCGAGTTTTGTTTCACTCGGCCCGAATGGAGATACATTATTCGATTCAAATAATCAATATGCAGATGGATTGAATGTTGGACGTGTTGTATATTTTGATCAAACAGAATATACATTTGATTTAGCTAATTTGCCTGGAGATGGAATTACACCTACATTTATAACAGGATCTGTTATTTCAGGACCATCATTTCATGCATTTATATTACCTGGAGAAACTAGAATGCAAATGTCATGTACTTTTGAACTTGATCGTACAGATAATATAGGTTTGGCTAACAAAACTTTTCGATTATATGCAACTGTAATGAATGCTGTTACAGGTAGTAATACAGGTTTAACATCATATGGTATTTTCAATAGTGGGTCGACATTTAATCTTCCTGTTAACTTAACAGATTCAGTTCCAGACAATTCACAACGATCTGGAGCAACTACTGGATTATATGGCAGTGTTTCTGATCTAACATTAACAAATCGTCAAGGATTTTATGTACTAGTACATACATCTGTAGCATACTCTGG